CTGGAGAAGACTTGCGAGCCTTGCTCAATCAAAGCAAGTGCCGTCCCTACCGGCATGTTAGCGCCAGCGTCTGCGATTTTCTCTTCAGCGGTGGCTACAACTCCCTTGGCTTGTGCCGTCAGCCAATCCATCAGTCGGAAGAGAACATCAGACGGCGGATTGAACGGCAACGGCATCATGATCTTGCGGATGTCGTCTACACCTGCTGGTGCTTCCATCTCGGTGACACCCGTCACATCGATGTTGATATTCTGCCCACTCGCACGACCACCCTTGAGTTTGATGGCTGCGGGGGCGTTGTTGATGTGGGCAGAATCTAGCAATGCGCGAAGTGCGCCAGTAAGGGAGGCAGCAAGGCCACCGATCAGGTGTGGGAATCCAATTCCGTATGCCCCGCGCCATGGGATAAACTTGTCTTCAACCCACCAGTCTAGCTTAGATTTGTCATCGTCTGACTCTTTCCAGTTGCGGTAGATGGCCGTTATCTTACCCGTCGGCTCGTCGATGTGAACGACGTACGGTGCGCGACCTTTCCCTTCGACATCCCAATAGCATGAGCATTCATAGACAGTTCGCACGCCGTCTTCGTTGTATCCGCTGTCCTTCTTACCCTCGATTTTGTCGTTGGCCTTCTGCGATGCGGTTTCTTCGGGAAGTTCTCCACCGAGCGTGAAAACGTCTTTGTAGAAACCAGACTCGACATGCTCCTCAACCATCGCTTCGGTGAGGTCGCGCTCCTGCGTGATGCGGTTTGCCGTGTAGAAGCTGTTGGCGGCGAATGGCAGGAAGACCTTGTCGATCGGTACGAATTCCATCCGCACGCGCTTGCCGTCGAACCAGTATTTCTCGTACTGACTACCGCCGAGCGGGAGTTGTGTGAACAGGATTTCCTTCTCACTACGGTACTCCGGCATCCGCTCGATGATATAGAAGTTCAGGAAGTCGCGCTTTTTGATTGCCTTCTCGAGCTTGGCCTCGTCATTGGATCCAAATATCTTGGTCTTGACTGGGCCGTTGGCTGGGAACAACTCCTTGATGGCTCGCGCTGAGAAGTCTACACAGCCTTCCGCCAGCACTGGGTGAACAACTTTGGATGCGCCTTCGAATGTTGCTCCGCCAGGGGCGTCTGCGCCTAAACCAGTGCGACGTATGCCTTCTTCTTGTTGTCTGTCACGCTCCTTGCGAGCTTCCTTGTCCTTCTCAATCAGCTCAAGGAGGTCTGAGGCAATCGTGTTGAGGTCAAAGTCCGTCAGGCTTTCGGCAAGATTGGCGGAAAACTCCGTGGAAAAGTCGACGGCTTCGGAGTCAGGAGACTCAACGATAGCGCTACCATCCGCAAGCTCGGTCACGCCGGGGGGAGAGTCCATGGCGAGAGAGTTGAATGTAGCAGACCGCTCAGCGGTCTCATCGGAAATCTTAGGCATTGGCGTGGTACTCCTTCATGGCCTGCAGTATGTCGTGTAATCCACGCGTTAATCCACGCGTTCCCGTCGTAGTCGGGGGGCCGTCAGTTGGTGTGTATATGCGAGGGCTGCGATCTACGGAGCCGCCGTCTGCTTTCTCGACAATGGACTCGTTTGGCACCCACGCATCTTTAAGCCGCTGTGGAGGCAAAAGATCCAGAGGGTAGTTGCGTATGCGTTTCTCTATCGGATCGTGAAGTCGCGCCGCCGTCATGTTGGCTAAAATTTCTCCGCCGGCGGAGTCGTATAGCATTCTCGGAATAGATGCCGGCGGAATACCTGCGCTCAAATACTCGTCGATGAGAACTTGCGCCCCGATGGGTAATTTTTCAGAATTTCCAGCAAGATGTTGATCAACCATTTCTTTACCGCGTGAGCGGCTGAAACCGGAAGATCCGCCTTCAAGATCGTCGATGCGATGTTGCATTTCATGACTGAGGGTGTTGAACACCTCATCGCGATCAGATCCTCTAACCTTTATATTACCAATGTCTCTATTGTAAGAGCCGCCTCTTGGCATATCGGTTGCCGTTTTGAGTGAGGTGTTGGTGCGGGCCAATTCAAAGTCACCAGGCCAATTCCTAGAACTGTGAGTCGGAATCAAATCAGGATGAGATACAACTTCGTCCAAGTCTTTACCGAAGAACCCAGTGTTCTTTACCTTCAATTTCATTGCATCGTCGGGAACTTCAACAACCCACCGACCCTCCCAAGGAAGATGCATCGCAGGCTTACCGAAAAGCTCACCAGTTTCTTTCCAAATTTCCTGCGGTTTCATCCCTTGCGACATCATGCGTTTTGCAGCATCGATGATGTAGTCCGCACCCCTCAGCGTCTTAGGCCCGACGAACATTGCGTCCGCATCTCCGCTCATGGCGCCAAGGGCGGCGGCAGGATTGGGGATCAGCATACTTGGATCTTGGAACGCCGCAGCAGGGCCTACCGTCGTCGCGGCTGTTTTGGCTAGAGGGCTCAACGCTTTGTACGCCGATAGAGCTCCTCGTCCTGCGGGAATTAACGACGCTGCGAACATCAATTTGTCGGCGGTCGACATATCGTTGGGGTCGGGCAGGTTTCCGTCCATGACGGAGCGATCGACCTGCGCGTCCCGTAGCATACGAGGCGTGTTGCCGGTTATCGGCTTGAACTTGTTTCCACCAGCGCCAAGGTGTGCCACTCCTCCGTCCTTCCACCCCTGAGGCAAGTCTTTGACGCGCTCTGCGCCAAGGAACTCCATCATGGATGGGGATTTGTATAGATTTCCTACACTGTCACCGACGCGCACGGCGGTAGAGGGATTGAGGTCTTGCATACCCTGAATCATCTCAGTGATAAGTCGGAGTTGTTGGTCTGTCATCGCGCCGTCAGCCATCGGATTGATGTCGGTATTGCGACCAAGTTGTCGGATTGTTACGAGGTCTGGATGAGCTTTGGCGGCTTCTTCAACGGTGACGCCGAGCTTAGCAGCGTTCTCAGGGTTGCGAATCCACTGGTTATGAGTGATGCGACCCTCGACAGGAGCGGCGAGTTTCTTGGCTGTGTTGATCCAGTATGCGAGAGATGATAGGGATCCCATACGGAATATTATAGCGTGATTCGCTACTGAGCGTAAGGATTCACACGATGGATAGGATTCTTGACGTAGTCATGATCGTTTTCTTCGTAGTCCGGCGGAGCTTCTTGAAGTTCGAAACGACGTTGGTCGCGAAGGAGTATCAGAGCCTGAGTGGCGGTGTCGACGTAGTCGTCGTGTTCGGCGTTGGGGAATTGCTCACACTGAAGTACGAATTGCTTCGCCCAACTGACAAACTCACCGGGATTCTTCTTGCTTTCTGGTATCCAGACTACGTCGAGTTCAAGGATGGGAGCGCATTGGTGGGCTCGAGAGATCTTATCAGCGTGGCCGGGATTGTACGGTATGGCTGGTATTTGCGCTTGGCGGAGGTCTTGGAGTAAGGATTGGCCGGAAGCCTTCGCTTCGACGAGTACGACGTCGGCTTTCTTCTCAACTTTCTGGCCACGCTTTCCGTAAATGGAGTGCCATTCGGCAATCACCTTGGCGCGCATTGCTGGGTAGCCGAGGTAATCTGACCATGCGTCTAGGAGCATGACGCCTTTGACACCTTTGTGAGTGAATGCTCCCCATACGGTGCATGCCGTCGGGTCACCGGAGGTTCTTTCGGTAAACGCGCAGTCGTAGGATTGTACGACGTACTCAAAGAGGGGAAGGTCGTCTTTGGTGGGCCACATTTGAAAGTGATCGACCTTCAGAATACCACCGCCGGCAGGTGCGGGTCTTTGTTGTAATTGACCAGCCGTGCCATATTCCCCAAGTAACCGCTTGAGCTTGGTGACAGATTCTGGAGGGAACATTTCGGGCCATAGCGGGGAGCCCTCCGTTTGCCTCGGGTCTTCCCAACCGATCGAAGTAATATGCTTTTTGGTGGAGGTTTCGTACTCCATGGGTAGGCATAGATGTTCGTAGCCGTGAAGTTCTGACAGTATGTGGCCAGTGAGGTCTTTTTCGTGTAGGCGTTGCATCACGACGACGGTTCTGGCTCCGCGGGACTCACCGCGCGTGGAGAGTGTTCGTGTGAACCAGCGATTAGCAGTTTCTCTTTCAGCTTCGCTGTCAGCTTGTCCGGCAGAGGTCGGATCGTCTACGATTTTGCGGTCTGGGTGTTCGCCAGTCGCGCGGCCACCGACGCTGGTAGCCATTCTCCAACCGCCAGAGGTGAGGGAGTATTTCGTCTTCTGGTCATCACCGGCGCGAATGGCGACTTGTGGCCAGTAGCGTTGATACCATTCACTGGTGATGATGTCGCGGCATTTGGCAGCATCGCGAATTGCGAGGTCTACGCCGTACGACGCCCCCATCCATCGCAGTTCAGGATTGTTGATCCATTCCCACGCTGGCCACGCTACGGAGACGAGGATGGATTTACAACACCCAGGAGGAATGTTGATGATGAGGTTTTGGATTTCGCCGGATGAGACGGCTTCAAGGTGGTCGGCGATTGCGCGCAGGTGCCAATTGTCTTTGAACGCCAGGCCAGGCTCAATGAGTGGGAAGGATTGCTTAGCGAACTCGATGAGGGAGGATTCAGCCGCCTTCGCCAGGAGGGCCTCCTTGACGACGTCGCGTAGAACGTTGTGGTATTTCGGCGCGGTGTCGGTAGGCGAGGCGAGGGAGGTGATGAGCTTTGGGGGACGTCCGGGCTTACGTCGGGGAGGGTCGGGAGCGGCGTTGGGGAGGATGATGGTCATGTTATTTGGATACCAATTCTCTACCAAGATGCTTGGTATCTTTTAAGTGTCTACCAATCGGTCCAGGAGAAGATACAAGGCCGCACGTAAGGCATCGGTATCGTTGTCTAGAGGTTACCTCCCCTCCTATTCTACCACCTTTAAATGATTTTAGCCCGTTGTTATCATTTGCCCAAACTCTAGCTTTTTCTCTACTTTCGTCAGTTACATTATATGTTTTACCTGTTAGAGCTTTTGCTATTTTGGCCTTATCCTCAACAGAGTGATTTCTACCATACGCCGGATGCCGTTCACCGTATCTACCGTAGCACCTATTGGCCTCACCTCTCATTAAGTTAGCAACTTTGTTTCGTATAGCGTCATATGATCTAGACACTATCTTACGTAACCCTCCCATAATCAAAACGCTATATCTTAATCCGTTATGGTCGTGAATGTTAGCCAATAGCAAATGCGCCACGTAATGCTCTCTAGCAGTGAGTGCGACCAAATTTGAAGGGTCGTCATTTCCTCCCATACAGCGAGGAGTAATGTGATGACGCTCGGTATAGCCGGATGGTTTCTGTCTACCTCTAGCTTTTGCTATGAGCATAGAATAATGTTTCTGATAGTCCATCATACACCTCATCAAGTGTCATCCATAGGGAGGCACGGCAGGAGGGGGATGAGGCCCTCCGGAGCTGCAGGCTCCTTGCCGTGAGGCTATTATAACCTGTATCGCGTCACTTCATTTTCTCTAGCAACTTCTCTAGCGCCACAAGCTCTTTCTCGGACAATGCTCTGATTGAGGCAGGGTCAAAACTCTTCACCGACACAGTCGCAGTAGCCGCATCGAGAGTTTGGGGGAGACGGCGGTGGATATATTCCATGAGCTTGGACGCCGCGGATATGCGGTGGCCGGTCTGTTGGCTAGTGTCGCGGTAGACGGTGGTCAGGTATTCCAGAGGAGTCTTGCCTGTCGTCTGGATCCAGTTGATTGCGGCGCTGATGTCGTCTCCAACAGGCACTGGCGGTATGGTCAGTTGGTTCAGTTGTCGCTTCAGTTTGTCACGTTGGGCAATAACGTCGTTGCGGTAAGCAGCGTAAGTCGTCTGGCGCTTGACAAAGTCAGGGTAAGTTTCTTGGTTGGCTTGCGCCATCACTGGGCTTGGAGGAAAGTCGCTGGTCCACGAGAGGCATTGTTCGAGCGTGAGGTCTGACGGGATAGCCTCGAAGCGTTCGTCGTCGGCGGGGTAACCTGTGTTGTCGGGAGCGAGTATCATGCGACTAGTATAGCTTATTTTTGATGTGTGTGTGATGTGCGGGGTCTGGCAGGAGGTGGCGCTGGAATCTGGGGTGTGTTTCGGAGGTGGGTGTGGGTTTCAGATTCCCATACCGTATGCCTGTGAGTGCGCAGCATTAAAGGAGTCCCCAAGCCAAAACAAAAACCAGTCACCATCGGCCAGCTCTCCTGCCCTCTCCTCCGCTCTCTGCCTCCCATGACAGCTCACAGAGCGATCGCCTCGCTCTCCCTCGCCTCGTTGGCCCTGGCTCCTACAGGGCTCGCGAGCCTCGCCTCTGCTCTCCCGACCTCGCCATCGTGCCATCGCGACTCGCTCCCTCGCCCTCCTGTCGTCTGTCGCTACGCGAGCCACAGCTCACCAGAAGGAAAGTAAGCACTAACTATCCTCTGCGACAGACGGCATACCGACCTCAGGCAGACGAAGGGCGCGGAGCCGCTGTGCGTCAGTAGACCTCGCGACCCTCGCCTCCCGACCTCGGCCGCAGCGCTCCTGCTCTACAGACCGGCCGACCTCACTCATATAAAGGACCTACCGCTCCCACACCCCGCAATCCCGCCAGGAGCCAGGCCCTCCCGAAGCGCCCAGCCGGCCCAGGCCGCTCTGCCTCCTGGCGTACCAACGGTCTCGGCGCACTAGTGCTCTACGCCAGGCGTACCGGGACCACGGGAACCCTGCCTCCGCAGTCATCTCCGTGACCGTTATTCTCTAATATTTGCTCGTTGGGCGAGCGCGTCCTGAGCCACACGCTATCATTAGAGGGATTCTTGAGGGCGTCTGCGGAGCTTCTCGTTGGTCGCGGTTAGCAAGTGCTAACGTCAGTTCTTTCCGTCTGTGGCTCCGGCGAAGCCGGTTTGGTTATTGCCCCCGGCTTATCCAAATTCCTTATCGGCGTCACACCACTTACGATTTGATGGCCTGCTAGAGCCAAGACCTTAGCGCACGTGTCCCGAAGAAGGGTAGGGCTAGCAAGGTCTCCGTGACCCACCCCATTACCCTCTGGGTGAAATAGGGTGCCATCCATGGTCGCGTAAATCTGTGATCCCTTTTGCGGCCTGCTGATAACCCTATCTTACTGGGGGGTTATTCTAAAATCTGCCACCCTCGTGAGAAGGCACCCTGAGAACCCATTTTACTCTTAGAGGCCATACTCCTCTTAGGTTGTTTAGGATAGGTTGTTTCTTCTAGATAAAAGAGAAAAAAGGGAGTAGAAAAAGTGGTTAGCAAGTGCTAACTTCGAAAGATTTCGGTGAAGAAAGTAAGAAACTCAGAATATATCGGGGGAGAGCCTCAATAGAGCAACCCATGTTGCCCCCCCCACATTTGACTACTCAATCCTTATCATCAGGATTGATGACTGACCACTTCGACTTGCCCTGTCCCGCAGACCTACACCTCATCATACCCTCCTTCTTAAGATCACCGAGGAGCATACCCATACGCAGCGCCTCGACACCTTTGTTCTGATAGACATAGGCTGGCCCGCATTTCTCCTCCACCGCCTCCGCCGCATAGAACTTACGGTCATACCCAAACACCCGCAGCACGTCATCATACAGACGACTTATGTCTTTGTCTTTGACTCGAGTGCTTATTGAGGTTTTCGGAACAACGCCGATGAACTCAGCAAGGCGACCCGCCGCGTGCTTAGTTTCAGGCGTGTTCGCGACCTTCAACGCCTCTATCACATCCAACAAAATGAATGTCGGAACTTTTGAATAAACAGCATACTGAACTCGTTCTACAACGGTCATCACTATCTCCTTAGGGTTAATTAACACTACACACATATTATAACCTAAATCAACTTGCCGGTTAGTAACCTGACCTTCAACTATATAACTCTCTCCCAAGCCTCCCAAGCCTCCCAAGCCTCCCACCTCCCCATAACCACGCCACCCAAGCCTCATAAAAATTACTTTATAGCCTTTTCCCAACAACCCACTTATAATGGTCTACATAACACCACGCCCATAACCGCTAAGCACACCACCATAGGATACCTATCATGCGCACACCCAAAGCTACCCTTCGAATGAACGGCCTGAAAATGATGACCACTAGTGTCGAATTCACGTTTGGGCTGAATGACGTTGCCTCCGCCATAGCCATTATGAAGGATGAACGCCTTCACTACACGCGCCCCACCGTGTTCGCCAAGGTGCGTGACCTGTTTGAAGAGTACGGTTGCGGAGCTTGCTATCACGCTGAAGGTCTTGACGTGGATAGCTGCCTGCCGGACGCTAAAGAGCTTTTCCCTGAACTCGCTTAATCACCTCACCACACCATCTAGGAGCTACTCCATGAATGCCACCCCGCTGACCCACACCTGCCCCGTCGCCCAATTCCGCGACTCCAACGACGCCAACCAAGACCACCGCGTGTCGTCCAACACCTTCGACCTTATAGCCGCAGGTCGCCGTGGCTCCGCACGCGTGACCGCCAAGGTGAATGGTTATTGGTCCAGCGACGTCATCACGCTGTACATTGATCGTAAAGGCCACTACGACAACTCAGACGCGTCCAGCTGGGCAGTGACCATGTCCCACAGCTCCGGCGGTCGCCTCACCACGCTGTCCGACCACTACCCCTCCCCCCACTACGTTGCCGTCGCTAGCGACCTTGACGCTGAAATGAACTTTGGCGAAGCCCTCATCAGCCTCAGCCACTTCGGCCGTGAAATACTTCAATACACCGACGTCATGGAGGAAGCCTATCAAGCCCAACGCCAACTTAACGACGCCAAGTACGAAGCCGACAAGCTCGCCAAGCTCGCCACCGTTGAATCCGACCTCCCCCTCGGCGTCCCAGCCGCCAAAGCGCTCGTTGCCCTTGCCCGCGCCACCGTCCTCCCCTATCAAACCGCAGGCATCCACTTGTATACTCGTGGCTCCGACATCGTTGGCGAGTTGTACGTCAAAAAGACTGCCCGCATGACGTGGTACTGGGCCGGTCAAATGATGGGTGAGGACGCTGTTATCGCCAAGCTCGCTGAAATGTCCTGCCGCACTTGCGCCGCCTAATCCATCCAATTCATGACTTCTACAGGAGCCTGACCATGAGCCTGACCACCTACACCATTGAGCTTGACGGCAACGAAATTGACCTGACCGTTGAGTACGACGCCGTCTACCAGCCCGCCAAGCTGTCCGGCCCACCTGAAGACTGCTACCCCGACGAGAGCGAGCTCGACATCACCGACGTGACGTTTGACCTCTCCAGCGACTGCACCGTAACTGAAGAGCAAATCATCGCTTACCTGGACACCGCCAAAGTCCAAGAACGCCTCCACGACGCCTGCTGGGAGCATTTCATGACCAGGGGCGTGGATGACTAAACCCTCGCCCAACTCTTACCCTTCTCGCCCACAAATCTGCCCATTCTATAACTGGAGATAATCATGGACTACGATCAATTCCGTTACGAACAAGATCAAAAGGACGCCGGTGTCAAGGCTGCGCAAGACCTGAGCGCCTTCGTCAACCGCCACAGCAAGCTCGCCTTCGAAGCCTTCGCCTCACAACTGACGCAGTGCGAACACCGCACCCTGCAACAGCTCGCCTTCGGCCTGTTTTGGCTGTGCATCAAGTCGTGGGCAAAGCGTGAGCACTTTGACGCCCGCAATGAGTACACCGTCAAGACCTGTAAGGACTTGGTCGAGTCCCGCGAAGAGCTTTACCTGCCCTACGTGTGATTAACTCTGTATATCA